GACATCACCCCCACAGGGTTTACTGTGGGTGAGGCCAATGCAGTGGTCAAGACCGGCTATGGTTACTCGACCTATGGAAACTTTGCCTATGGCGTGGCGCGGCCAGACAGCTCCATGATCACGCCGGCCACAACATGGTCCATGGACACATGGGGTGAGTATTTGGTGGCTTGCTCCAACGCTGATGGCAAGCTCTATGAGTGGCAGCTTGGTTTTTCTACACCGACCCTTGCAGCTGCAATCACCAATGCCCCAACGAGCAACAAGGCACTGCTTGTCACTGCCGAGCGCATCTTGTTTGCCCTTGGCGCTGGCGGTAATCCAAGAAAAGTGCAGTGGTCAGACCAAGAGGACAATACTGTTTGGACCCCGACAAACGACAACCAGGCAGGCGACTATGAGCTAGCCACGCCTGGCACATTGATCGCTGGCAAGAGGGTCAAGGGCTTGAACCTACTGTTTACCGATGTCGATGTCCACACAGCTCAGTACATTGGCGCCCCATTTGTCTATGGCTTTGAGAAGGCTGGAAGTGGCTGCGGCCTGATATCTGCCCAATCTGTGGCGGCCATTGACACTGCGGCAATTTGGATGAGCAAGTCTGGTTTCTGGATTTATGACGGGTATGTCAAGCCACTGCCAAGTGATGTGTCGGACTATGTTTTTAACAACATGAACTTCAGCCAATCATCAAAAATCTATGCTGTCCACAACAGCAAGTTTGGTGAGATTTGGTGGTATTACCCAAGCAGTGGAAGCAATGAGAATGACAGCTATGTCACCTATAACTACAGAGAAAACCATTGGAACATCGGCACATTAGGCAGAACAGCTGGCACTGATGCTGGCGTGTTTACCAATCCCTTGATGGTTTCTGCTGATGGCTATCTATATGACCATGAGGTGGGTTTTGCTTATGATAGTGCCAGCATCTACGCTGAGTCTGGCCCAGTGCAGATTGGCAATGGCGACAATGTAATGTCTGTGCGTGAAATCATCCCAGATGAGCAGACCTTGGGTGAGGCAGTGGTGTCATTCAAAACCCGAAATTATCCAACTGGCGCGCAATCGACATTTGGACCATATACGGCAGCAAACCCAACTTCTGTCAGGTTTTCTGGCCGCCAAGTCAATGTCAAGGTGACTGGTGCGGTTTTGGCTGATTGGCGTGTTGGGGTGATCAGGCTCGATGCTGTGGCTTCTGGAAAACGATGACAGACCGAATTTATGAAATAAATCGATGTCGCCAATGGATTGAGGCGGCTTTAGAATACAGCGGTGGGACACATACGCTAGATGACATTGCTACGGGGATTCTGTCAAATCGGTATCAATTGTGGCCAGGTCAGATTTCAGCAGTGGTGACAGAGGTGATTGTTTATCCGCAGCTAAAGGATTTGCACTTTTTTCTTGCTGGTGGTGATCTCGATGAACTTAAACGAATGCGGCCTCATATTGAGAATTGGGGCAAGTCTGTCGGATGCACAAGGGTAACGCTGGCTGGCCGTAAGGGCTGGGAGCGTACATTTTTGAAAGACGAGGGATATGAGCCTCAGTGGTTTATCCTTTCAAAGGAGTTAATATGAGCTTAGGTGGCGCTTCAGGATATAGAAATTTTGCTGAACCAACTCAAGGTGGTGGTGGGAAAGGTGGCGCCAACTTGCCATCATTGATTGAGCAGCCATTGCCACAATTTACTGGCGATGACCCCTATTCTCAAATCATGGCAATGACGCCAGCTTTCAGAAATCCATACGAAAATTTTGTCCCAGGCACTGCGCTTGGCGGCTTTGACCCTAATCTTTACACCAGCGCAATCCAAGACATTAACAATAATTTGTATGGCACTGGTGGTGGCGATGGCGGTGGCGACAGCAGCCCTAGCACAAGTGGTGATGGCGGTGTCTCTGGCGGCGGCGGTGGCGGTGCGGCCACTGATGGCGGCGAAGGCTTTTCTGCCGCCAATTCAGGCGACTTTGGCGACACCAGCAGCGTAAGTGATGGTGAAGGCAGTGTTGGCGATGGCGGTGTTTCTGGTGGTGGCGGTGGCGGCGCTGCTGACGATGGCGGCACTGGCTCTTCAGATGGCGCTGCTGCGGCTGGTGATGGCGGCTCTTCTGGCGGCGATGGTGGCTCGGCTGGTGATGGTGGCGGTGCTGGTTGGGCCATGGGCGGTCTGATTGATCGCGTGGGTGGTCCAAACCCACCTGGTCCAGATGATGGCACTGGATACCTTGATCTTGGCGAATATGTCATCAGAAAATCTTCTGTCAAAAAATATGGCCGTGGACTTTTGGACATGATCAACGAAGGCAAAGTGCCTGCCAAAAAAATCAAATCTCTTTTAGATTAAAGGAACGCAAAATGTCAAAAGGTGGAAGTCAAACATCCTCAACATCAATTGACCCAGATGTTAAAAGAGCGTTTCTTGCGAACTTTGAGCAGGCCAAGAATGTTGCAGGCGCATTGCCCGTGCAAGAGTTTGCTGGATTCAATCCAATGTATCAGGCTGGAGAGCGCCAGCTAGTCAACACGAGCTTGGCCGGACCAGGTCTTGCAAACATTGACCGAGCCGCTGAGATGACTGCGGCAGGCGCGCAGTATCAGCCTGGCATGGTTGGCGGCTTCACCGCAGGACCAGCCTCTCTTGCCGGCTCGCAAGGCTACGGCGCGGCCCAATTCGGTGGCGCACAAGCAGGGCCTGCTTCCCTTGCCAGATCGCAGGGATATGGCGCAAGCCAATTTGCTGGCGCGCAAGCTGGCCCAGCAGCCCTTGCCGGATCGCAGGGATATGGTGCAAGTCAATTTGCCGGCGCGCAGGCAGGCCCAGCTTCTCTTGCCGGATCGCAGGGTTATGGTGCAACCGATGTCAATGCCGCGCAGGCCAATATGGGTGACATCAATCGCTATATGAACCCATACACCAGCGGGGTGATTGAGGCATCTTTGGGTGACATTGAAAAAGCAAGAGCTGCCGCCTCTTCCAGAATTGGCCAGCAAGCAGCAGCAGCCAAGGCTTTTGGTGGATCACGCCAAGCACTGGCCCAAGGTGCATCGAGTGGCCAGTTTGCAGAGCAGGCCGCAAAGACTGCTGCCCAGCTCAGAGCGCAAGGCTTTGATGTTGCAGCTAACCAGATGCAACAAGACCTTGCACGGCAGCAGCAAGCTGCAATCCAAAACGCTGCACAGCGTACAGCTGCATCACAATTTGGTGCTGGCGCAGCAAACCAAGCCGCACTTGCAAATGCTATTGCACAAAATCAACTTGCACAATTCAATGCAGGCAATTTACAGCAAGCGGGTTTGAGCAATGTGGCAGCCCAAAATGTGGCTTCACAATTTGGTGCTGGAGCTGCAAACCAAGCAGCACTTGCAAACGCCGCTGCCCGAAATCAGCTCGCGCAATTCAACGCTGGTAATTTACAGCAGGCGGGTTTGAGCAATGTGGCTGCCCAAAATGTGGCTTCACAATTTGGAGCTGGTGCGGCAAATCAGGCAGCACTTGCAAACGCCGCTGCCCAAAATCAGCTTGCACAATTCAATGCAGGCAATTTACAGCAGGCGGGTTTGAGCAATGTGGCTGCCCAGAATGTTGCATCTCAATTTGGTGCTGGCGCTGCAAACCAAGCGGCGCTTGCAAACGCTGCGGCCAGAAATCAGGCGGCGCAATTTAACGCAAACATTGGCCAGCAGGCGGCACTTGCGAACCAGCAGGCTGGCTTGCAGGGTGCGCAATTGCGACTTGGCGGTGCGAATCAGCTTGGCAACTTGGCAGCGCAGCAACAGAATTTGCGTCTTGCTGGCGCTCAAGCGGTCATGGGAGCTGGTGGTGCGCGCCAGGCTCAAGAGCAGCAGAGAATGGATGCAATTCGTAACATTGGCTTGCAGCGTCTTGGCATTGTCCAATCAAGTCTTGGCGCAAACCCTGCCAATTTGGGGATGATCACCCAGACCCCGTACACTCAAAACACTGGTGCTGGACTGCTTGGCGGTGCATTGGCTGGCTCTCAATTGGCCGGCCTGACCGGTGGCGCATTAAGCGCTGGCACTGGTGCTGGACTTGGCGCATTGCTTGCCCTGATCTAACATGCCAAACACACCAACGCCAGAGCCACAACGCTACGCTGATGCGCAGCTGATGGCACTGCTTGACCCATCAAGCAAGCGCGACACCATCCTGATCACGCCTGGATCACCTATGCCCTCTCGCATCCCTGATGGGCTGACAGTGGCAAGGACCAGCAGGGGTATTGTGATCACCAGTGACCCATCCAAGGTCAAGATCATTGACCAAGGCTCTGAGCGTGATGTGGGCATGGCTCTTTTTGGCTATGCGCACGATCAGGCCAAGGGCTTTGACAATGTGGCGGTGGCCATGGATAGAAGTGGGACACCGGTGGCAGAATTGGCCATCAAGCCTGGTCAGGAAAGACGCGCCATGATGGCTGCATCTTTGCTTGCACCAGGCACAGGATCAACTAATATGATGAGCAGAGGCGATGTGGTTAAAAGCCGCCTCAAGGGTTTATTGGAATAAGGTGAAAATATGGCTACTCAATTTGACTTCAGCAACATAGGCTCCATTTTTGGCGGCGGTATGGGCAGCACACCATCGGGTCTTGATGCGCTGCTGACAGAAGACCAGCGCAAGCTCTTGGGCCGCAATGCTGCGATGTCAGCAGCTGCTGCACTATTGCAGGCCGGTGGCCGAAGCACAACCCCAATCAACTTAGGCCAAGCACTTGGATCAGCTTTGCAGGCTGGCCAACAAGGCTATCAGCAGGCAAGAGCTGGGTCACTGCAAGACATTCTTTTGGCTGAGAAGTTGAAAGAGGCGCAGGCAGAACGTGCGCGCCAAACGGCATACAGCAATTTATTTTCTAATGCTACGCCTGGTGGCATGACACCAGCGCAAGCTAGTCTTGCAGCACCAATTGAAACTGCTGGCCGAGTTGGCCCAACACTTGATCGTGCCGCATTGATGAATGCTGCACCAGCAACGCCACAAGGCGGCCCATTTTCGTTTTTGAGTCAAACACAACGGGCGCTATTGTCTGGCATGAAACCAGAGCAGGGTTTGCCTGAGATTTTGAAGATATCTCAAGCTGCTGAAGAATACAGAGCTCCAACACCTATTGTGATGAATGGTAGGACTGTCATGGTCCAATACAACAAGCAAGGTCAACCACGCATTGCCCAAGGCGCTATGCCATACGAGGCTCAATCCCCTGACATCCGAGCTGTGGAGTACATCAGTGGCCAGCCATTGGCTGGAACTGGT